AGGGATTGTATCGCTGATTTATGTTGCTTATCGACTGCTGTTGTTGTGGGATGAGCATGGAATTGGCGTGGCTATAGTCACTATGATAGGTATATTAACTGTTCTTATTTCTACTGGGGTTTTCAGACCCCTATAACAAAACTGAACAAAACTAAATGTTTGTTTGTATTATTAACATAAAAATTTAAACAATTCAAAAGGTTCCCAATATAAAAATGATTTATTACATTTTGTTGATGCATATTTCATTTGTGTAGTGGTATTGTATAGACGTTGCACATTAGGAACCACAGAAATACTCCATGCATGTGCAGCATGGAATGGTTTTCACCGCTGCTGAAACGGTAGTACTCCTGATGGGGAGTTTATGGTAAGTCTTCGCACTGTCCTTGATTGGATCCTTGCGGGGACCCCACCTACCTGTGATGCGGACTTGTGAATCATGTTTGGAGTCGATCAGCAACTGGTCCTCTTTTTCCATTTGTGAGTTACAAAATGGATATGGGCTCGACCGCCATGAACAAAATACGTCTCAACAAACCAGATACGACTTTACAATTTCACCGATTTAGCGAAAACATGTTTCAATTGTACACCACGATTTGCGATCTCGAGAGTGAAGTTTTAAGTTTACCGAAACAAATTTTGCCTGACACTGAAGTTGTGTTTTCCCTTCCTTCGGATTTTATTCTAAATTCCGATGAGGATGATGAGGACGCAAGAGCAAGGGAGGAAGCTCGTAGAGCTCGTAACACTAATGTCTTTAACTATTTTATATCCAGATGGATCATTGAGAATGGTAAGATAGAACAAGAGACTGTGGATAAGTGCGTGAGCGGGCTAGAGAGCTTATGGCTTTTTTACCACCAGCTCAAAAAATGCGACAGCGCAGTGGATGTCTACAAAGCTGTGATTTGTTTGGCCAAGATGTTGAAGACTGGACCAGCGATGATGACCATTATGGACTTTATCAATGATCTCAAAATCGGTTTAGAGGCTGGTGAAAAGGGATTTTTGCAAAGGTTGTTTGACAATTTTGCCACTTTGAAGAACCATCCTCTTATAGAAAAGGTTCAGAAAGTTGTTACGTTGCTTTTCTCCAGTCACATACTTAGCAATTTAGGTTTGGACATAAAAATAGAAAGTCTTTTGGGTGCTTACGCTGGGGCTTTCTCAGTGTTGAAAGAGAGCTCGGACTTGATTGGAGCTATCCTTGATCTTGTCGCGTTTGTCATAGGACGCGTGACGCAGTGTATAGTGACGAGGAGTTTTTCGCCCTTTTGGCACTCCGATAAAACTTACGCCGATTGGACCGATAAAGCATTTGATGTGCTAGAGAAGGGCCATCTTTTACACGATCCCAAAGCGAATGGTTTCACCTATCATGAATTTCTCAAGAACCTCAATGATGCCATTAAAGATGGTGAGGAAATAAAGAAGTTTGTGAAGGACGCAGGACACAAGGACGTTGTTTCTTCCGTGCTTAGTAGACTTAGGTTGCTTAAGGGTGAGGTTTTAGTAAAAAATTCAGCGGGCAAAGACAGGAAGGCGCCTTTTTGTGTCCTCCTTGCCGGCGGATCTAGCGTTGGTAAAAGCACGTTGACAAGACTATTGATTCACCATTATGGTAAGGTATTTGGTCTCAAGACTGGCCCAGATTACATATACACTAGAACTTTCACGGATGATTACTGGTCTGGTTTTAATAGTGAGAAGTGGGCCATCATATTAGATGATGTTGCCTACGTGAACCCTAATAAGGGAACAGAGGACAGGTCACTCTCGGAAATACTTCAGATAGCCAACAATGCAGCTTTTTGTCCTCCACAGGCCGATACTGCTGACAAGGGTAAAACCCCTGTATTAGCGGAGTTGGTTATTGGAACGACAAACACAGCACACATGAACGCCCAATTTTGGTTTTCTAATCCAGTTGCCGTGCGTCGTCGCTTTCCTTACATTGTCACAGTGGCTCCATTGGGGCCCTATGCACGTAGTGATGCCCCCGCTATGCTTGATCCAACAAAATTGCCTGCTTTAGAAGAGGGTGAATACCCGAACTATTGGCATTTAGTTGTCGAAAAAGTCTTGGTGGTGGATAACGGACAAGTTCAAACCACCAGAAATGTTAGGATTGCCGAATTTGTGGACATCTACGAGTTTGTGCAGTGGTTCGCCACGGCCGCTCGTGATTATCATAGGGAACAGGGTTTTGTTGATCTTTATAATGATACTCTTTCCAAGGTAGAAGTGTGCACTTTGTGTTATGTGCCGGAGAAGCACTGCAAGTGCGTTAGAGTGCAGGGAGCAGAGATGTACGAGGACACAGGTAACCAAGTCATTTGTGCAGCTGCTGCAGTCGGTTCTACTGCTCTTGTTTTGATGGGTAAGCGTTTTATACCACGATTTTATGCCGCAGGGCGTGAGTTTTTGTATCGAAAAGTCGATGATTTAGCTTTGGCTTATGCTACCCGCACCCGTGAGCGTTTGGTTTCTTATTCCAGGGGTTATGTTAAAAAGATCCTAAGCAAGGCATACAAATCAGTTATGACTAGACCCGAGTACAGGATGGTAGCAAAGGCCACAGCAGCCGCGTCTGTGCTGATCATGGCGTACGCCGCTTATAGGAAGTATCACGACATGACCACTACCGACCCTTTGTCAGGTATGAGTGTTAACGCCAGAGAGGTCGAATCTTTTGGTGTCACGCCAGACCCAAAAGGAGATCAGCAAGAGAATTTTTACTACCAGAAGGACGATTTCAGAAGGAGATTGCCTGTTACAGAAAACATCACATCGTGGCGCAAGGAAAACTGGATGACCATTTTAAACAAGCTAAAGGCTGGGGTCGTGTCGTTTACCACCCGTAGGCCCTCCGGGGACGGGAGAACCATAAAGTGCAACGGAAAAGCCCTGTGCATTGGTGGTAGATTATTCGTCACTGATAACCATCTTTTGCCAGAGGTTGATTTTGAAATAACATTAGTTAGAGAAAAGCATAGTAATGGTCTCACGACTAACGTTAAAAGGCAGATGTCCGCGAGTCTCGTATACCGGCTTCCTGAGAAGGAGCTGGCTTTCTTTCAGGTCCTTGATTCTTTTGATTGTAAGGACGTGTCCCCGTTTATAACTAAGGGTTATCCCAAGATTGAGGCTGAAGGGGCATTGATAGAGAGAGATGACGATGGAAATGTCGATTTCTGGTCGCTGATTAGAATTCACGACGTGGGGCATTTAGAAATTCCAACGGAGAGCAGGCCACTAGTGCAGTGTTACGAGTACGATATCCCACATCATTCCACATATGTCGGTTTGTGTGGTTCCCCCATTGTGGCGCGTACCAGCGCAGGCCCTACTATTGTCGGTTTGCACACTCTTGGCAGAGGCGATGGTGGCATGTGTGTCAACCTTGATCATTCAGATATTCTTTTGGCCAGAAAACACTTCTTTCCCGTGTTTAGCGGGCAGGCACCTATGCTCAATGCGAAGGAGAAGGTAGTTAGGGTTGATCCTTTACACTTCAAATCGATATTCAGATTTCTACACGTAGACAATGATGGCAGCAACCATGGGCGAGAGCAAAAAGGCCGAATTTTCGGTCAGCTTAGCCTGGGTCGCAGCCAAGCCAAGTCAAGAGTTGAGAGAACCGCGTTTTACGCGGACGCGATCGAGAGCGGATGGGATGGTGCTTTTGGCGCGCCTGTCATGTCAGGTCGAGACAAGGTTAAAGTGTGGCGCAACTCAGTCTTACCCATAGTTGAAACGAAATTTGGGTTTGATGAAAAGTTGTTTGCTGTGTGCGCTGAAACGTATATGGAAGAGTGTTTTATGCGATTGACCAGAAGTGATCGCGATGAATTGAAGAACCCTTTGAGTGTCAAGGCTGCGGTGAACGGAGTGCCTACCACGAAATTCATCGACAGTATAAATAGGCAAAGTGGAGCTGGTTTTCCATGGAACTGCCCAAAGAGCAAATTATGGAAATTGTCCACACCAGATGATACATGGCAAGATCCTATCGAGTTCAATGATGAAGTGATGGACCGAGTTGAAGAAATGTACAACAGGTACGTTAATTTTAACCTGGTTCACCCCGTTTTCACGGCACACTTGAAAGATGAGGTGCTGCCCAAGCGCAAAATAGATTCTTGCAAGACTAGAGTCATGAATGGAGCTCCTGTTGATTGGGCTCTTCTCGTAAGAATGGTCTATTTACCTTTTGTTCGCGTGCTACAAAACAATTCTTATGTGTTCGAAGCCATGCCTGGCATTGTCGCACAGAGTAAACAGTGGACAGAATTACGAAAGTATGTCGTGTCGAAAGGCGAAGACAGAATTATTGCAGGTGACTACTCAAATTTCGATAAGAATATGGGTGCCACAGCCATCATGTATGCTTTCAAGGTCATTATTGACATAGTTCAGCGAAGTGGAGCTTCAGAAGAACAAATTAGAGTTATGTGGGGAGTGGCTTACGACACTTCGTGTTCGTTTTGTAACTACGCCGGTGACCTAGTCCAGTTTTTCGGGAGTAACCCATCAGGCCATCCCCTTACAGTTATTATCAATTGCATCGTGAATTCAATTTACGTGCGTTATGCTTATGCTGTTCTCGGGGCGGAGGAGAGAGGTGATACTACTTATGAGTGTCACTCTTTCCGCGAGAATGTGGCTTTAGCCACGTACGGTGATGACAACATTATGAGTAGTAGCGTCGACTGGTTTAATCACACGGCCTTGAGTCGCGTGTTGGCTGGCTGTGGTGTTGGTTACACTATGGCAGACAAGAGCAGTATCAGCAGGCCTTTCATCCACATTGATGAGGCGAGTTTCCTAAAGAGATCATGGAGGCTAGAACCTGATTTAGGAGAAGGTGCGTACGCATGCCCTTTGGAGGAAGCCACTTTGAGCAAGATGATGACGTACTGGTTGGACAAAAATGACATGTCGATAGAGAAACGCATTAGTTTGCGATTGTCCGAGGTGTGGAATGAGTACTTTTGGTATGGCAGAGAAAAGTTCGAAGAGAAGGCTCTCATTTTGCAGAAAATTCACTTCGATTACATCCCTGAAGCTTATTGGAGTCAGATATCCTTCCCTTCGTGGGGGGAGCTGTGTGCCAAGTGGGAACGCCAATAAGGCGATTAGCTGGCATTCGGTACATGTCATAACCAAAAGGCCGAGCATGAGCGTGATCCCTGCGCGTGGGTTGGTCACCCACTATCAGAGGCTGCTCGTGTTAGACTCGGTGCGCACTTCGGTAGCACCACCGCTATTTAGCGGAGACTAGAGTCGGTCCCGACCGTTGCGGGGGAGATGGAAAAGGTGGTCCACTTCTCTTTAAACACACCAAACAAAACAAATTTACCAACAACAACAACCGCAACAAGAAGTGTCCTTTTGGGCATGAATCTCTACCGTTTAGAGTCTGAGGAGAAGGTCGATCCTCAGACGTATACACAAGAAAATGTTGAATTTGCCGATGCTAGCGTTGGCGAAATGAACATGGGACCATCAGGAAAAGGAATTGGAGTTGACTCCGATGATGGAGCGCGCCTGGGCAACTTTCTTTCTCGCCCGGTTATCATATTTAGATATGATTGGCTTGAAGGAAACGTTAACATTAATGCTGCCAATTTTCAACCGTGGAGGTTGTATTTCACTGATACGTTCATACGTAGCAAGATTGCTAATTATGCTCGTTTGCGGTGCAAGCTTCATTTGAAATTCGTGATCAACACCTCGCCGTTTTATTACGGGCGTATGCGAGTTTGTTATAGTCCTTTGGATCATGACATAGCGTACAATGGTGTTGGGGACCAATGGAAGTTTTCCCAAAAGCCTGGAGTGTATTTGGATCCGTCAGAGAGCACTACAGCTGAGATGGTTTTACCTTTCTTTTGGCCTGAAAACTGGTTGGATTGCAACCTGAATAACGAGCTAAATGAGATGGGTAGAATTAGTCTAATACAGTACGCTCAACTACGGTCAGCAAATGGTGTTAGCTCAGCTGCCGCCAGTATTGTTGTGTATGCCTGGGCTGAGGATGTCGAACTTGCTGGTTTGACAACCTTCACCCTTCAGGGCAAAGATGAGTATGAGGAAACCGGGGTCATTTCAGGCCCAGCGTCAGCAGTGGCTCGAGTGGCTAGTAAGCTGAAGTCTGCTCCAATCATAGGAAATTTGGCCACCGCGACTGAGGTGGGCGCAAACACAGTGGCCGGCATTGCACGCCTGTTTGGTTTTAGTAATCCTCCGGTCATATCGGATGTAGCGCCATACCAACCTAAGTCATTCCATGCTTTTAGCAATGTTGATACTTCGATGCCCATTGATAAGCTGACTATTGATCCAAAAAATGAAATTACTGTTGACCCGTCTGTTACTGGAGGACCTTCTGAAGATGAAATGAATATTGATTATGTCATTAAACATCCGTCCTTTGTGCAAGGAACTCTATGGTCTGGTTCTCAGGCGCCCGACGCCCTTTTGTGGTCGACGCGTGTTTCACCGAATTACATTTTGGAGACGCAGATCGGAACCTTCGGCGGCCAAAATTATTTCGTACGTAATCACACACCCTTGTCGTATGTGGGCGAATGTTTTAGCAAGTGGAGAGGCACCATTGTGTATGTCTTGAAGTTTGTTAAGACCAAGTATCATGCTGGGCGTATCTTGGTGACGTGGGATCCTAATGACGTTACTTCTTCAGATGAGACGGTTAATTACACTAGGTTGATCGACATACAGCAACATGATGAAGTTGAAATCGCTATACCTTTTAAGGCTCCCACACTGTGGCGCGATTGTATAGCAAACTCTAGTTTCACTAATGGTGGGGGATATCCGCCTACATTGGGTGTTGCGGGTAATGGTACATTGTCCATAAGAGTTAATAGTGTTTTAACTGGTCCAGCTGCCAACCCTAGCGTTGACATTTTGGTTTATACCAAGGCCGGGGATGATTTCAAGTATTCTGTTCCAAGAGACATTCGTGATGATCTTAACAGATTTCAATTGCAAGGAGCCGAAGTTATTTCTGGTGCAGCAAGTGAAGATCAAGCCCAAGAAGTGGAGGTGTGCACTGTCGGTGAAGCAATAACTTCTTTGCGTACTCTTGTCCACCGCACTACACTGGTAGATGTGCAAACGTGCGGGAATCCTCGAACTGGTCCTAGTAGCTATTACGGACCGGGTGCCAAAGGTCTGCTGAATTACTACGAATGGATACCCCGCGGGTCTGGCTATGATTTAGCTGGTCGCGATCTTTTATTGAACGTTAAAAACAGCAATCAGAGCTATGGGAACATTCAGCGCACGCATTTTTTGACTTGGCTTTCTTGGATGTATGCTGGAGCAAGAGGTTCTGTTAATCATCATTTTAATGTTGATCCCAACGGGGCCAGTCAACCTTCGTTAGCCATTCTGAATCGAAGAGGGCGCTTTTTGAATTTACCTGTGCCACGTAACACTTCTACCGAGTTGGTCACGACGTTGGTTCCAGGTTTGTTGTCCGATGTGTCTCGTAATTGGCATCCAAACGGAAGTCAGGGCATGACACTGACTAATACAGCCACGCAAGCTGCCATTGCTGCAAATGTGCCTTTTTATTCGAGTTATAAGTTTCGACCTGTTTGGAATTTCAACGCGATGGATGAGAGAGGCATTTTTCTTTCAACCATGGCACGCACTGGAACCGGAGACACCACCTGGCCTATAGTTTATCACTACATTTCAGCTGGTGTGGATTTCAGCTTCAACTACTTCGTGGGAACACCCACAATATGGCGTTATTCAGCGCCAATCAGCTCTTCGTACGCGTAGAGCATTCATATCCAATGTATCGTCCATTGGACGCGCGTAGCGCGCCCCTTAAGTGGGGAACACACAAGGCAACGCCTAGTGTGTCTGGGCGGTAATTTTTACATGTGTG